CCGGCGGCGGTGCAACGCTGTATGCGGGTGCCAAGCTGATGGCGCCGGGCATCGACTTCGACGCCAGCATGAGTAAAACGCAGGCTATCTCCCGACTGGAGAAAGACTCAGAAGCGCTCGCGGGGTTGCGTAAGCAAGCGCGGGAACTGGGCGGATCGACGCAATTCACCGCCGGCCAGGCCGCCGATGCTCAAGGCTTTCTCGCCATGGCAGGCTTCGATCCGGCGGCCATCAAAACCGCGATGCCAGGAATGCTCGACCTCGCAGCGGCCGGTGGTACCGAGTTGGCACAAACCGCCGATATCGCCTCCAACATCCTCTCCGGACTCGGCATGCAGGCCGACCAGATGGGCAAACTGGGGGATGTGTTGGTGGGTACCTTCACCCGCTCCAACACCAACCTGCAGATGCTCGGCGAAACCATGAAATACGCCGCGCCCATGGCCAAGACCTACGGCGTCGAACTCGAAGTCGCCGCAGCAATGGCGGGTAAATTGGGCGATGCCGGTTTGCAGGGCAGCATGGGCGGCACCGCACTCAGCACCATCATGAACCGCCTGGCCACCCCGCCCAAGGCCGCGGAAAAAGCCTTGGCAAAACTCAAGGTCACCACCGCCGATGCCCATGGCAACCTGCGCCCCTTGCCGGACATCCTCAAAGAGATCCACGACAAAACCAAAGACCTGGGCACTGCCGACAAGGGCGGGTTACTCAAAGCCATTTCCGGCGAGGAAGCGGTTAAAGGCATGGCGCAATTGGTCGAACAGGCCGGTACGGGTGACCTGCAAAAACTCATCGCGAACCTGCGGCAAAGTCAGGGCGAAACAGCGCAAACGGCCTCAGTGATGGCCGACAACCTCAAGGGCGATCTGACGACCTTGAGCAGTGCCTGGCAGGATCTGGGCATCGAATTGCAAGAGCAACAGGATGGGCCGTTGCGCGGGCTGATTCAGTCAGTCACCGAGATCATCCGCGGGGTCAAAAGCTGGGCCAGCGAAAACCCGAACCTCGCCGCTGGACTCGTCAAAACCGTCGCCGTCATCGCCGCGCTGTCCATCGCCCTGGGCGGGTTGCTCATCACCGTGGCCAGCGTGCTACTGCCATTTGTGGCATTGCGTTTTATGTTCGCGCAATTGGGGATTCGGCTGCCCGGTTTGATCAGCCTGTTATGGAGCCTCGGCAGATCAGTACTTCCGTTTGTGGGCAAAGCGCTGCTCATGGTCGGCCGTGCGCTGATGCTCAGCCCCATCGGCCTGGCGATCACGGCCATCGCTGGCGGCGCCTACCTGATCTACAAAAACTGGGACGCGGTGAAGTCATATTTCACCAGCGCCTGGCGCGAAATCAAAGCCGGGTTCAGTGACGGAATCGGTGGAATTCTTAAAGTTCTGATCGACTTCAGCCCCATTGGCCTGATCTACCAGGCGTTTGCGGCGGTCATGAATTACTTGGGCATCGACCTGCCCGGCCGCTTTACCGAGTTCGGCGGCCTGCTCATCGACGGCTTGGTGAACGGGCTGAAAGCAAGCTTCGGCAAGCTCAAGAACGTCATGGGTGATATCAGCGACGCAACCATTGGCTGGTTCAAGGAAAAGCTCGGCATTCACAGTCCGTCGCGGGTGTTTGCCGAACTGGGTGGCTTCACCATGGCCGGCCTGGCGCAAGGTCTTCAGGATGGCCAGCGCGGCCCATTAGACGTCATCACCGACATCAGCAAGCAAATCACGTCCGCTGGTTCCATGGCATTGGGCATGACGTCTTTGCCCGGCATAACGGTCGATAGCCGTGCCCCTATCAGCAACGCCGGCAGCGCCGTTTACGACAGCCACGACACCTACGAGATCCACATCCCTGCAACACCTGGCCTGGACGCACAAGCCATCGCCCGCGCCGTGCGCGTCGAACTGACGCGCATTGAACGTGAGAAAAGCGCTCGTCAACGCAGCCGACTCGCCGACCTGGAGTAATCACTATGATGCTTGCCCTGGGCATGTTCGTCTTCAGCCTTTCCACCGTCGCCTACCAGGAACTGCAACGCCAGACCGATTGGCGCCACGCCAGCAACAGCCGCATTGGTGCGCCACCCGCGCGGCAATTCGTCGGCCGCGGTGAAGACGCGATCACCCTCCCCGGCATCATCCTGCCGGAACTGGCCGGCAGCCCCCTCAGCCTCGACGCGCTGCGCCTTATGGCCAACACCGGCAAGCCCTGGCCCGTGGTCGAGGGCAGCGGTCGAATTTACGGCTTATGGGTCATCGAAAGCCTAAGCGAGACCAAGACGTTTTTCTTCCGTGACGGCACGCCGCGCCGCATCGAATTCACTCTCAGCCTCAAACGCATCGATGACGACCGGATCGACCTGATCGGCGCCGGCACTCGCGCAGGCGTTAGCATCATGAGGTCGTTGCTGTGATCGATATGGCCCTTTCCCGCGTCACCGGCTTTCTGGATGACGCCGTCGAACGCTACCGCCGCGAAGCCGGCTACCCGGTGCCGGCGTTCCGCATCACGGTGGATGGCAACGACATCGCCAAACTGATCAGCCCGCGGCTGATGAGCCTGGAGCTGACCGACAACCGCGGCATCGAGGCCGATCAGTTGAGCCTTACCCTCAGCGACCACGACGGCCTGCTGGCCATCCCACCCACAGGCGCGGTCATTCGGCTCTGGCTCGGCTGGAGCGATACCGGCCTGGTGGACAAGGGCACCTACACCGTCGATGAAACCGAACACAGCGGCGCGCCCGACGTGCTGAGCATCCGCGCCCGATCGGCTGACCTGCGCAAAGGCCTGAAGACCAAACGCGAACGCAGCTGGAGCAACACCACCCTCGGCGACGTACTGGGCGGCATCGCCCTGAGCCACGGCCTGACCGTGACCATTGCCGGCACTCTTGATGGTTTGGACATCCTGCAGCTCGACCAGGCTAACGAGTCCGACGCCAACCTGATCTGCCGCATCGGTGAAGAATTCGATGCGGTGGTTACCATCAAGGCCGGCTGCCTGCTCTGCCTGCCAGCGGGCGGCGGCAAGACCGCCAGCGGCGCCGAACTGCCGCATATCACCCTCACCCGCGCCGACGGTGACCAACACCGCTACCTGCAAGCTGACCGCGACAGCTATGACGGCGCGCGTGCCTACTTCTATGACGTGAACAGCGCCAAGAAACAGGAAGCCATTGCCGGCGGCGGCGAAAATCTCAAGGACTTGCGCCACACCTACAGCGATCGGCAATCAGCCTTGCGTGCTGCCCGGGCCGAGTTCAATCGTCTGCAACGCGGCAGCGCCACCCTCAGTTACACGCTGGCACTGGGGCGACCAGACCTGATTCCCGAACTGACTTACACGCTCCAGGGTGTGAAGGACGAGATCGACGCAATCATCTGGTACGGCGGAAACGTGCAGCACACCCTCCGCGCGGACAGCGGCTACACCGTCAGCCTGGAGCTGGAGAGCAAGCTGCCGGAAGACACCGTCGAGGATCTGGCTGAAGAGAACAAGGGTGACTTCACCGGCATCGTTGCCCATTACCGCGACAAGAAATCCGGGAAAGAGAAGACTGTGACGATTGGGGATCAGAGCAAGCCGAAGCGGTTGCGATGGTTGTACGCCACTGAGAAAGCGGCGAAGCGGGCGACGGATCGAGAGTGGAAACGAATGAAGGCAGAGAAAACATAAACCTGATTAACGACTGACTGATTCCCATCAAGGACGATTTTCATGCAGGACATACGTTGCGGCCAATGCAACCGCAAACTCGCCGCCGCCAGCGGCTTCCTTGAAATACAAATCAAGTGTCCGCGTTGCCGAACACTGAACCACTTGAAGGCCCAGAGCCTCCCCCCAGCGTGCCGCGAGCATCCAGAACAACGAGTTCATGAATGCAGCAACCCACCATTGGCAGCCTGTTCGCAGGCATAGGAGGCTTTGATGTCGGATTTGAAAACGCCGGTTACCGCAGCGCCTGGCAAGTTGAACTCAACCCGGTCAACCGGGCTGTGCTTGCCGATCGATTTCCCCATGCACGCCAATTTGAAGACGTGCGCCAGTGCGGCGCCCA